TTACTACGAGAAGGAATTCGGGCTCAGCGAATCCCAAGCCCGGGAAATGCCGGTCTACGTGTATGCGGACAAGAACGGCAACGTCACCGTGAAACCCGCATACAAGCCTGAAAGCGTTCCCATGAGCGAACTGGGAATGCAGCCAGGCGACCCGGTGCCGGAAGGCTTCCATGTGAACGGGGACAATCTCGTCGCCATGGTGCCCCAGCGGAGCCCCAACACGCATGGAGGCAGCGGCAGCGTCCGTCTCCGTGGCCGGGACCTCACTCGCATGACCAGGGCCATGCAGAAGGATGGTCTCAAGAGCGTCGACTTCACCGTGAGCGGAGGCACCAAGGTATCCACAAAAAGCGGCAAACCGTTGCAGAACGCCTTGCATTTCCGCACCGACTACATGAACCCCCACAGCGGAGACGACATCACCGTATGGGGGTCCATCGAAGCGAAACAGTACGGGACGCAGCCGGTCAAGGCACGCAGGGAGTTCACCACCAACGAGGAATTCCAAGACTATACGCGCAAGGTGCAAGCAGTCCGCGAACGGGCGGCCGCACCATACGTGGATCCGCAATCCCCACAGGCAGCCGCGAAACTGCTGCGAGCCAAGTATGGAACGAATCGGTTCTACAGCAGCGACATCCAGATGCGCGACGGCAAAGAGGGAGTGGCCTTTGCCGTCAATACTCCCGGCGGACACGCCCGCATGCTGTCCAACGGGAACGGTGTCTGCATCGGCAAGGAGCCGGCCGACGCGGAGGGCTTCGCATCCATGTTCAATAACGGCAAGAGTCCGGCCAATCGTATCACCGCCGACAACGTGAAGGTCTTGTCGGATGGTAATTTCCGCGTCCGGAAAAACGGTCAGGAAACGTTCTACACGCCATCCCTGTCCACTACCCGCGGGACTCGTAGCCGCAACGGAAAACTTTACGGCTACAACGAGGCCGGAGATTTCTTGACTTCCTCACGGGGTTGAAACCCCGTGATTCCTGTTGCCGGTCGGACGTGCCCTGAACAGGGGATTCCGACCGGCATGGCAGGGGTTCGAGTTTCATCGA